GATAGACCAGCGACTTGACGATTCAGAGGATGTCGAGTCGTATGATGAGGACTTCAATGAGCCGTACCCTTACGCGGGTGTGGTGAGTGAAGAGTCCGACAGCCATGTGGTAGTTATTGACGAGACAGAACCATGTGGAACGGAGACCACTGCAGTGCTAGAAAGTGCTAAGGAGGCCGAGCCGCGTAGAAGAGATAGGCGCCTTCTGCGAAAGAAATTTTGGACATGGGTTTTAAATCAAGTCAGATCGCGATTTTGTACAGTTGGACCACCGGTTAGAGACGCGGCGACGGAGAAGGCAATAGCCTTATTTGTTCGTCGTGTTTGTGACGACCGTGGTGTAAGACCAAGCCATATCAACATGATAATTCCCTGGGTGATTGAACTTACATTCGTCCCCACCAAAAACCAGCTACGTGCGCAAGAAGTGGCCACACATCCAACAGTCACAGCGCGTAAAGCAACCCAAGCCCAGCGCATCACACATCACCAGACATTCCAAGAGTGGCTGACTTCGTTCGTTCACATCCGTCGTGGACGTTCGGAGTATCGTGAGTGATGGTGCCCAGAGCTAGTCCTTGGTGTTTCATCGGGGTCGGTATTCGGTAAAGGCGTAGGCTGCCATAAATATTTTATCGGGACCGAACATGAGACCAGGTTGTCTCGGACAAAAAGCTTTGGGAAGAAATCAACCAAGAAACGTGCAATGGTACAGTTCATTCCTGCAGGCAATGGACGCACGCATATAGTACACAATAATGACCTAGACACTCTTGAAAGAGGTATCCTAGAGCGAGTAATCGGCCGCAAGGTTGATAACGAACTCTTACCACCAATGGAACCTCTGATAGATGTGATGTCTGCTGGTCGCAAATTTAGAGAGAAGTGTTGCAAGCGAATTTCGAGACTCACCCCTTGGACCCACCAACAGGTGGTCGATGCCATGGGTCAGAAAAGGAAGACGTACCAGCACCATCTCGACAATCTCAAGTTGAGAGACTTGACGCGATCAGACGCTAAACAGACAATGTTCACCAAGGCGGAACCACTTGATTTAAAGTTCAAGGTCGTAGAAGACCTAAAACCCAGAATCATAAGGACACGTACCGTGGAATTTCACATTAGTTTAGGGGCATATATAAAGTCCTGCGAGAAGAAAATATATGGTGCTATAAACCACGTATGCGGAGGGATCACGGTGACGAAAGGGCTGAATGCAGAGGAGACTGCTGAGGCCATCGTTGCTGCGTTCAATAGCTTCAACAATCCCGTATGTATTGTACTTGATGCAAGTCATGCTGACCAGTCATTCAGGCAGCGGGCTCGAGCTTATGTAACCAGTTGGTACCAAAAATGTTTTGGTTCTGACCCGGAACTCATGAGATTAGAGCAGTGGCGAGCGGAAGAGCAAACGATATATGCTAACACAGAGGAAGGGAGATTGAAGGCAAAAGGAATGTTTGGAATGGCGTCCGGAGATAAAGACACTAGTTTGGCCATGTGCATCATGATAGTTATGATGGCGTGGACTTTGCTGCAAGACAACAACATTCGGGGACGTATCATCGACAATGGTGACGACCACATCTTGTTTTGTGACAGAGCAGACCTTGAAACTATCGTAACTCAAGTTACAGGCCACTACAGAAACTTCGGTTTTAAACTGAAGTGTGGGGAGCCAGTGTTTGAGATTCAGAAAATCGAGTTCTGCCAATCTTATCCGTGTTTCGACGGCGACAAATGGATCATGATGAGAGATCCGAGAAAAAGCATATCCAAAGACCTGATTTCTTTAAAAAGAATAGAATCACAGAAGGATTTTGACTACTACCGAAAGGCAAAAAGTGACTGCGGACTGGCTATGGCTGGAGACCTACCAATATTTGGGAGTTTCTACCGTATGCTGGGACGTGGCACCGCTGTCAAGGTCACCCCAGACCTACTCCCCACATCAGGCATGGAATTCATGGCACGTGGGTTATCACGAGGCGCTAGGCCAGTGACAACCGAATCACGTGTCTCTTTCTATAAGACCTTCGATGTCACACCGGGAGAACAAATAGCAATCGAAGACTACTATGATTCAATCACACCCAATTACCTGAAACCAACCTCCGTTGAATCTTTCAATTTTAATACATCAATCAACACACTACTATAATATTTTCAAACACATTAGCAATAACCAACACACACACACACTACGGCACTTAATATAACATAATAACGTATACTTTCCCAACATGCCAAAACAACGCAATGCAAACAAGCAGAAGAAAAAGAAGAACAAGGTCTTGTTGCGGGCTCCCAATACCACGTTTACAACAAACACGGTACCGCGACCACTCACAAACAAGAGGTCGCGGGTCGACAAACAGAGAATCTGTGATGCAATTTGCGCTCAGATTGATCCATTTTGTGCGTCAGCTTGTGGAGCACGAATCAATGACAGCTCGGCCACACCATCGATGGCGGTCAAATTCCAGAGCATCACCTCGGTGGCTCAATATGCCGTCGGACTCGGAATCGGAGCATCCCAATTCAAAGCTTGTCTAGCAGAATGCCACAGGAAGGCAACTGCTGGGTCAACAACATTTTCTACTTGGCAGTCATGGTCAGCTCAACCTGCATATTCAACCGCCAATTTCTCGGGATACCGGGTAGTCACCTTTGGAGTACATCTCTTCACCATATCTTCACCTGAAACATCGGATGGGGTCGTTGGGGCGATGGAAAACATGGGGGCCCCTCCAGACAGTATCCTAGCATTATCAACACTCGTCCCTGTCGCGTATCGCGACACCAGGTATAACGCAGAT